AAGCATTTTGAAAGATAACATTTACGATGCACTCAAAGAAATCAGCGAAGTCGAAGTCAGAGTCACTCAACCTTTACGGGGCAGCGAATCTGGCGAAGATAGCGCAGAAAACATTAACCAGCCTAGCACCGCCGCCTGATCTTGCCATTGATGAATGGGCAGACCAGTATCGCGTGCTTTCGCGTGAAAGCAGCGCAGAGGCCGGTAAATGGTCAACCGACCGCGCACCATACCAACGCGGGATGATGCGTGCTATTTCCGATCCGGCGACTGAAACGATTGTTTTTATGACCGGCGCACAGATCGGCAAGACTGAAATCATAAACAACGCTATCGGCTATTATATATCACAAGACCCGTCACCTATTCTTGTCGTGCAGCCCACGCTCGATATGAGTAAGATGTGGTCAAACGACCGGCTTGCCCCTATGCTGCGGGATACGCCAGCCCTAAAGAACGCGGTAAAAGACCCGCGAAGCCGCGATAGCGGTAACACTTTGCTGCAAAAATCGTTTGTTGGTGGCTATATTGCTATGGTTGGGGCTAATTCACCAGCTGGCTTGGCATCAAGGCCGGTTCGGTGCGTTTTCTTTGATGAGGTTGATAGGTTTCCACATTCAGCCGGTACAGAGGGCGATCCGATTGATCTAGGCCGGAAAAGAACCTCAACCTTTACATATAACCGAAAAATCGTAATGGTTAGCACGCCAACCAACAAAGGCGCGTCAAGAATTGAATTGGCCTATGAAGAAAGCGACCAGCGGCAGTATTATGTGCCGTGTCACGACTGCGGCCATAAGCAAGTGCTGAAATGGTCACAAGTGCAATGGGAAAAGGACAAGCCCGAAACTGCCAACTATATATGCGAAAGCTGCGGCAGCGTATGGGATGACGCGGATCGTTACCGCGCTGTCAGGGCTGGTGAGTGGGTTGCGCAAAATCCAGAGCATAAAATAGCCGGTTTTCATTTAAGCGGCTTATATAGCCCTTGGACGCCGCTTGCAGATGCAGCGCGTGATTTTCTAGTTGCCAAAAAGTCGCCGGAGACGCTGCGTGTATTTGTAAACACGTTTTTGGCAGAAACGTGGGAAGATGAAGGCCAAACTGTCGGTGATATTGACTTTCAAAGCCGCGAAGATGATTGGGGCGAAACCGTACCAGATGAGATTGTAGTCGTTACCGCTGGCATTGACGTGCAAGATGACCGGCTTGAATTGGAGATTGTTGGTTGGGGGCGTGATGAAGAAAGTTGGTCGCTGGGTTATAAAACTTTATATGGCGATCCCAGCACGCCGCATTTATGGAATGACCTTGATAACATCCTAAAAGCAGCATATACGACCGAAAGCGGGCGGCAGCTAGGCATTAGGGCAGCGTGCATAGATAGTGGCGGCCACTACACGCAAGCGGTCTATAACTTTGTCCGGCCACGCGAAGGGCGGCGCATATTTGCCATCAAAGGTATGGGCGGAGAACAGCGGCCACTGGTGTCCAGACCGACCAAAAACAACATTGGAAAGATCAAATTGTTCGCAGTCGGCACTTTTCCAATCAAGGAATTGATTTTCTCGCGTTTACGGGTACAATCAGAGGGTGCGGGATATTGCCATTTCCCAGCCGGTCGGTCAGATGAGTATTATCAGCAGCTTGCGAATAGTGAAAAAATTGTCACTAAATACCAAAAAGGCTTTCCAAGGCGGGATTTTGTCAAGACGCGCACAAGGAATGAGGCACTTGATTGCAGGGTTTACGCATATGCTGCGCTTTGCATTTTGTCGCTGAATATTAACGCTGTTGCCGATAGGGTAGTTAATGCGCCGGAACCAGAAGCACAACCGCAGCCGCAACAGTCAAATCCACTTGCACGCCGCCCAAAACAGGGTGGCTTTGTTAATAGCTGGCGGTAAATAATGGCAAACAGATTTGATATAGACCAAGTTCCTGACGGGGAACAGCCGGAAAAGATCGTCATTGGCGATTATCTGCTTTGGAAGCGCACCGATCTTGTCAGCGATTATCCGCTGGCCGATTATTCAATGGAATATGTCGCACGCATCACTGGCGGCGGCAGCACTGAAATCAAGGTTGCAGCAACCGAAACAAACGGCACATATGTTTTTGAAGTTGATAGCGTAACCAGCGCAACCTATGTCGCTGGCTTCTATCACTGGCAGCTAGAGGTCACAAAGACCGCAACTGGCGACCGCGTTGTTATCGAAACCGGCACATTTACAGCGGTTGAAGATTTGGACATTAACGGGGCTGATCCACGCACCCACGCAGAAATAATGATTAGCAAGATTGAAAGCGTCTTGCAGGGTAAAGCTGACGCAGATGTTGCCAGTTATTCGATCAACGGGCGTTCACTGACAAAAATGTCATTTACTGACTTAATTGACGCGCGGAACTTTTACCGGCAAGAATATGCCAAAGAACGGCAAAAAGAGCGTGCTTTAGCTGGTGAGACAACCGGTGCAACCATCTTGGTGAGGTTTTAACAATGGGCATCTTTGACTTTTTCAAAGGCAAGCCCCAGCCAAAAAAGATGGCAAGGGCGTTTCACGGGGCTGACACTGGCCGACTATTTAGCGATTTTGTATCAAGCAGCCGGTCGGCAGACAGCGAAATCAAACCGTCACTGCGTATTCTGCGCGATAGATGCCGCGAAATCAGTCGCAACCACCCATATGCGCGGCGTTATTTGCAGATAATGACCACAAATGTAGTTGGTGCGGCTGGCGTGCGGATACAGGTTCGCAAGCGCAATGATGACGGTTCGTTGGATAGCGTTGGCAACAGGATCGTTGAACAAGCTTGGCAACAGTGGGGCAGAGCTGGTTTTTGCACCGTTGATGGCCGGATATCTTGGTCACAAGCGCAACGGCTGTTTATTGAGACGCTGACCCGCGATGGCGAAGTGCTAATCCAGAAGATTAAGAACCCAGCCGGAAACCCATTTGGCTTTTCGCTGAAGTTTCTTGAAGCCGACTATCTTGATGAAGGCTATGACGCACGCCTAAACAACGGCAACGAAGTGCGAATGGGCGTTGAACTGGATCGGCGTACTGGCAAGCCGGTCAATTATTACCTGTTTGAAGATCACCCGCATCACGATCAAGGCTATGGTTCGCGCACTAAGCGGCATCATAAGATTGTGCCAGCCGATCAAATTATTCATTGCTATATGCAAGACCGCGCTGGGCAGACCCGTGGCGTGCCGTGGATGAGCAACGTACTGTCACGGCTTAAAATGCTAGACGGTTACGAAGAAGCCACCTTGGTCAATGCGCGGGTTGCTGCGTCAAAGATGGGCTTTTTCACTAGCCCCGAAGGTGATGGCTTTGTTGGTGACGATTACGACAACCACGCGCCGATAATGTCAGCGGAGCCAGCCACGTTTACGCAGTTACCGGCTGGAATGTCATTCACTGCATTTGACCCACAAAACCCGACTGACAGCTTTGCGGAGTTTGAAAAGGGCATATTGCGCGGGATAGCGTCAGGTCTTGGTGTCAGCTATGTGTCGCTGGCAAATAACCTTGAAGGCGTTAGCTATTCATCAATCCGGCAAGGCACTATTGAAGATCGTGACCATTTCAAAGTAATCCAGCAATTTATGATCGACCAGTTTGTTGATCCGATTTATCGCGCTTGGCTAGAAATGGCAATCACTGTTGGCCGTATTAATCTGCCAATGGGAAAATATGACCTGTTTGCCGATCAAGTGATCTATCGGCCACGCGGATTTGCGTGGGTTGACCCGCAGAAAGAGATCAACGCCAGCGTGATCGCACTGAACAACGGCATCGTCAGCTTGCAGGATGTGCATAGTCAATATGGCCGCGATACTGAAGAAATCTTTGAACAGATTAACCGCGAAAGCGAATTGGCTGATCGTTATGGCATCGACACCGCTTTCCAACCATTTGGCACTAAAGCACCAGTGCCAGCAACCGTTGATGAAGGGGCTGAAAATGTCTGAAAATGACCAGATTGAAAAAGAGCCAGATTTGGTGGATAATGCACCAATGGAAAACGAACAAACACATATTGAAGAACGCTTTGACCGTGGTGAACTTATGCACCGCGCTGGTGCGGCTGAAATGGTGGAAGAAGATGATCGGCGGGTTAGAATGTCGATTTCATCTGAAGAACCCGTTGAGCGTTCTTTCGGTTTAGAGGTTTTGCGTCACGATGATGGCGCGGCAGATTTGTCACGATTGAACAGCGGCCACGCGCCATTATTGCTGGATCACGATCTGACAAAACAAATTGGCGTTATTGAACGCACCTATTTGGATCAATCAGATCGCAAGTTGCGGTCTGTGGTTCGCTTTGGAAAAAGCGCACTGGCTCAAGAGGTGTATCAAGACGTTAAGGATGGGATACGAAGCAACGTCAGCATCGGCTATCAAATCCGCATAATGGAAGACAAGAGGGCTGACGGGACGGTTGGCATTTCTTCTTGGTTGCCATACGAAGCTAGTATTGTGAGTGTGCCAGCCGATGCCGGTGTGGGCGTAAATCGCAATGCTGAATTTATCGAACCTACTATCAAGACAAAGGAAAAAGTTATGTCTGAAGTAAATCACGATGAAATCCGTGAAGCAGCCGCAGAAGCAGCCAAGCGCGATTTTCAAAAGAATGCCAGCGAGATCATCAATCTTGCTGTTAAACACAACCGCCGTGACCTAGCTGACAAAGCTATCGGTGAAGGCCAGTCTGTTGCACAATTCCGCGCAACACTTCTTGATGCCATTGGCGAAGGCAAGCCACTAGAGCAGTCAGCCGGTGCGGTTGATATGTCAGCCAAAGAGGAGCGTTCATATTCGTTTATGAAAGCTGTTCGTGGTCTGGTAAACGGTTCTGGCTTGCAGGGTCTTGAGCGTGAAGTTTCTGAGCAAATTGCAAAGAACAATGGCCGCGAAGCACGCGGTTTTTACGCACCTGATAGCTTCTGGGGCGGTCGCCGTGACTTGACTGTTGGCACAGCTACAGCCGGTGGTCACTTGGTCGGCACAGATCATCTTGGTGATCAGTTTGTTGACGCACTCCGCGCACGTTTGGTCTTCAGCGAGCTTGGCGCACGCTTTATGACTGGTTTGCGTGGCGATGTTGCTATTCCAAAGCTTGCAACTGGCGTTTCAGCCGGTTTCGTTGCTGAGAACGGCGCAACAGCCGAAGTGAACGCAGTGTTCTCGCAAATCTCTCTCCAGCCGAAATCACTTGGGGCGTTTTCAGATATTTCCAGATTATTGATGATTCAAAGTGATCCATCCGTTGAACAAATTGTTCGTGATGATCTTTTGAACGCAATAGCCCAGAAAATTGAGGACGTTGCAATCGAAGGCGGCGGGTCTAATGAGCCAACAGGCATCATCGGAACAGCCGGTATCGGTTCAGTCGCAATCGGAACAAACGGTGGCGCACTGACTTGGGATGCCATCACCGATCTGGTCAAAGAAGTTGAAGTTGACAACGCTGCGATCAACGGCAATTCACTTGCCTATCTGACCAACCCGAAAGTGAAGTCACATATGGCTTCAACCCCGAAGGTTGCGTCAACTGACAGCGTAATGTTGATGGATGCGCCTTGGAATAGCCTTTATGGTTATGACTTGGCAGTCACCAACAACGTGCCGTCTGACCTGACAAAAGGCACACTGACAACTGCATCTGCAATGATCTACGGTGATTTCAGCCAGTTGATGATGGGCTTCTTTAGCACACCAGACATCTTGATCGATCCATACACAGCCGGTTCAACCGGTGCAGTACGCATCCGCGTAATGCAGGAAATGGACTTGGCTGTTCGTCACGCCCAGTCATTCGCTGCGTGCTTGGACATCGATGCCTAACTAAACTGACGGGGCGGCTTCGGTCGCCCTGTCTTTCCCATAGGGGCGTAATATGAAAATCAGATGTAAACGTAATATTTTAATTAAGGGCAAAGCGCACGAAGTTGGCGATATTGTCGAAGTGGCTGAGAATGTGGGTTTCGATTTGGTCAATACTGGCAAGGTCGAAGTTTATGAAGAAAAGCAAGGCATCACTGATCGGGCTATTGGCCTAACAAAGAAATCAGCGTCTAGCCTTATTAAGCGGAACACAAAGAAAAATGCCAAATAAATTGATTAAAATCACAACGATCAAAGACTGCCAAGCGGGTTCGGTCGGGATTATGCTTGCTGGCGAAGATCACGATGTGCGCGAAAATGAGGCAAACAAGCTAATTGATCGCGGATATGCGAAACTGTGGTCAGCTAAAGTAGCTAAAGTAGCTAAAGTAGCTGAAGTGGATGCTGACTAATGGCTGTCGAAACCGCAGATGACCGCGCCATCTTTATTGGCGTGAATGATTTTGGGGTTGCGGCAACTTATAATGGCGGCACTATTAATGGCATCTTTGACAATGATTTTGTCGAGGTGGACGCTGGCGGGGGTGTTGGCTTTGCATTACAGCAACCACGGTTTGTTTGCCGCACCGCAGACGTTAGCAGCGCAGCCGAAGGCGACACTATCACGATCAATGCGGTGGCCTATACGATGCGGATTGTGCAGGATGATGGCACTGGTATGACAACGCTGGTTCTGGAGAAACAATAAATGGCACACGTTCGCCAGCAAATTCGAAGCCAGATTGTCACGACTTTGACAGGACTGACCACAACCGGCACGAATGTATTTGCCAGTCGTATTTTTCCGCTGGAACAGACAAAGCTTCCGGCATTGTGTATTTTTACCAAGAGCGAAGCGACCGAATTTGATACAATCACTTTAGCGCGTTCAGTAAATCGGGTTTTGGAAGTTGCTGTTGAAGCATATGTAATTGGCACAGCTAATTATGATAATGCGCTGGATGGAATTGCGGTTGAGGTTGAAGAAGCCATTGCCGCTGATGTGACGCTGAACAATCTGGCAAAAGATGCACAGGTTGTTGCGTTTGAGGCTGACTATAGTGGCGATGGCGAACAGCCGGTTGCCGTTGGTCGGTTTACTCTTTCGGTGCAATACCGCACCAAAGAAAATGACGTTGAAACTGCCGTTTAGGAGATATAACGATGGCGACTTTTAAAGGAAACGATGGTGTCGTTCTAATCGGCACAGACGTAATGGCTGAAGTGATTAGCTTTTCGGTTGATGAAACTGCCGACACAATTGAAGACACAGTGATGGGCGATACAGCTAAAACATACAAAGCCAGCTTCACAGATTTCACCGCAACTGTTGAGACATATTTTGACGATACAGATGCCGCGCAGCAAGCAGTAACCGCTGGCGATAGCGTAACATTGAAGTTGCAGATGGAAGGCAACACTAGCGGCGATCATCAACTGACTGGTTCAGCGATTGTCACAAGCCGGTCAATCGGTGTAACATCTGATGGAATTAACACCGCCACCTATTCGCTGCAAGGCACTGGTGGCCTAACTGAAACAACCGTTTAAGGGGTAAAAAATGGGTTTGGGAGAACAGATAGCGGCACGCAGACAGCGTGATCGTAAAGTGATTAAAGTTGATGAGTGGGGCGAAGATGGTCAGCCTTTAGTTATCTATTCTGGCTCAATTACCGCTGGCGACATTGATAAGCTGCAAAGAAAGCACAAAGACTTTCTTAACAATATGACGATCAGCGGAATGGTTGATCTGATTATTACCAAAGCTGAAGATGCCGATGGCAAACGATTGTTCACCATTGAAGATAAAATGTTTTTGATGGGTGATAGTGTGGCCTTGATTGCTGATATTGCTGGGCAGATGTTTGGCGATGTTGAAAGCGTTGGGGATGCGGAAAAAAACTAAAGGGCGACCCGTTGAGGCTGAATATGCTGGCCTTGGCGGATCGCCTTCACAAGACACAAGCCGAAATTGAAGAATTGACGCTGACAGAACTGAATGAATGGTTCGC